CTAGATGCTGTTCGATCTGGGTACGGTAAGCCATAGCAATATGCTCACTTAGATGGGCATACCCAGCAGCTTGTTTAGCCTGTGCCGCAGGATCTTGGCCTATTAGCTGTGCCATCTTAGGATCTTGGGCAAAGGCCATATGAACCTTGATATGTGCCTCATGGTCTTGGTACTGGAAGGCTTTAACCGGCTTACCTGTAATTAATGCCATGTTTTCTGATACAGGGTCCATCGGTTTATAGTCATCATCCATCGGTACTAGCTTATCAGCGTTCTTTATCCCCAACACCTCAATCATCTGACGATGTAGTAATGGGAGGTTGTACAACTGAGGAGCCTGTTGAGCTAACTGCATAGCTGCTTGGTACTGAACAACCTTCTGGCTCATAGTTGCTGCATTAGGATCAGATACAGGGATCACATCACACATATCGTAATCAGCTTGCTTGATCTGAGCCCCACCATCTACATCATATTCATATTCCTCAGGTGTATAGTCGCGGATCACACCTGCCAACAGCTTAAACTCTTGCTTCATAGCGAAGTGGAGCCTAGCCTGTACTGCAGACATAACCTTTAATGTCCTTTCTAGTATGGCTAGTGTTGTCCCAACCGGTGTATTGGCTGACATGTCTGAGATCTGCATATCCCCAGCCGATGCGAACCTACGACCTTCCTCTACGATGTTCTGCATAAGCAGGTACAGGGTCTGGCTTGGCTCTTTATATGGCAGAGGCATGATATTGTCGCGGATCACACCTGATGACACATCCACATCACGGAACTCACCGGGGGCAATAGGGGTATCATCGCCTTTAATGCGTAGTCCCTTGGTCTTGTACCCACCCGGGAGGTTAGATAGCGTACCTGCATCTACTAACTGGCGCAGTATGGAGGTTGCACTTTGGGCAAAGCCACCTACAAGATGGATCAGACCAAAACCGTAGAAGCCAAACCCCGGAACGTACGTATAATGTACAAAATGCTGCCTTTTGAGTCTCAAAGTATCATCTTCGTACCAATTCCTGCGAATTCCAAGGATTTGGCTGGTCCCTTTCTCAATTGTGACCACATATGGGAGGGCAATCTCATCTTTATCCTCGTAACCCTTAAGATTCAGGTCAACATGCATTTCAAGTACCCGAAAACGGTCATCTGAGGTAGCAGTAAAGCCCTGTTCTTCTGCCTTTTGCTTGTCAATATCGTCTAGTGTAGTAGTCGGTTCACCTAAATCTATGTCTAAATAGAACCCAGAAGCCTGCAATTTGCGTATATCGTTAGCTGTTTTGCGCATTACATGTGTCACACATTCAGCTGTTTCAAGGCTAGATGACCCATAAGGCACTACCATATCCTCTGCTGGCACAAACATTGATACTTGACGGCCTAATGAGGGATCGTAGTAGACCTTTTTGAATGCTGAACCCGCTAGTGGTAGGGCCCAAAGCATCTTTTCATGTTCTGGACGGTACTCAACCATACGTTCAGTAAGCTGGAAGTTCATATCATCACGAACTCGGGCAGCTGCTGCCTGCCTATCCGGCGTTTCTTTGCCGATTATGGAGGTTTTTACGGGTCCAGCGGCAGGAAAGGTCTCCATAATGGACTCTGCTTGGAACTTGACTACTGCTTCTGCCAATATGGGGTGGAACGCACCGCAAGCACCACTCCAAGGCTCTGACCGTTCCTCGTATTTGAGGCCCAGCAGTTTTAGTCCTTTGACGTATGTGTCAACCCAGTCTTTACGTGCGTTCCAATCTTCGTTAAACTGATCTACCAGCGTAGTCCCTAGTGAGGACAGTACACCATCTTCCATCTCTTCTGCCAAGTTAGCATCGAAGTCTCCGGGGGTAGATTCATCAACATTAGCATCCTCTTCTTCACCTATTACTATTACAAGCTCTGCATCTGGACTTTCTTCATCTAAACCGACAGGTGCTTGATATAGTGCCTTATCCATGTTTGCCATTTTATATACCCCTTTTGGTGGACATTCGGTAGTTCTTTTTGACTTGTCTTTATACGTCTTTCAACTTAATCTTTTCTACTGACTTCATCCAAACCAGCACCCTTGCTACTTCTGCGGGTGTTGCATCCGACTTAATTGCATTGGCCTTCATAGATATTACTGCGACATTTCCTACGACATATCCACCATTAGGATCTATTCTATCCAGCGATGGGCTGCATGGTTGCTGCTTTAATAGCCCTACAAATGTAAAGGTTGTTCCGAATACGGGGCATATATCTGGGGTGATGCTCATGAGGTATTCATTAGTGATGTTAGCCTCACTCCACCCATCCCCCGCCTGCCTTGCCCTCAATCTAGCGCCGCCGACAGCACTAACTACCCACGACCATTTGGGGTTACGCTCCCGCCACTCCCTGTTACGTATTCTATGGGCTTCAGTCTGTTCTGCAGTCATCTTCATCAATAGTATCCTGCCCTCTTGATGCTTCTAAACTCTCTTGGATCATCTTCCTCATCCATCGGCAGTCGTAAGAACCCACCCTTCCGTACTCTTATAAGTGCCTGAGTCACCGAGTCCACATAGTCATCATGATCCCCGTTAGGAAACTCAGCGCACTCATCCATTACTTCTTGCGCCCACCTACGGTCTTTCGATGCCCATATCAACCCTGAGGAGAACATATCACTAACTGCATTTACCCGGCTAATCTTGTCATTGCCTTTACTGGGAGTAAACTCTGTTACTGGTATGCCAGCAGCTCGCATCTCTTGATACAATGCAGCCCCATTACTCTTCTTTTCAACTATAAACGTGTCTGGGTTCCACTCACTGTACATCTTAAACATAGCCCGTTTAAGCTCAGGAAACTCCATCCGCTCCCGCCAAGCCTCTAGCAGGATCACATTATTGATCTTATCCCCGTGCTCGTTTTCCCGCTCGAACACCCCCCATATAGTCACAGCATTATAATCCGCCCTGTTATGGGCTTCTTGTGCTGCATCTAGCGACATGATTATATAGTCGCACTGGGGTGGATCGTCCTTAGTCCAGTCTTGCCACCAGTCCCGTTTTAGTAACGCACCTTCTTCCCCCGTGGGGTTTTGCATGTACTGGGCGTTCCACAGATGTGGGGCAATGGTTGCCTTAATCTTTTCTAGTTCTTCTATAGGCCAATACTCGGGCCACAGAGACTTACCTGACGGCATAATAGCAGGAAACTCAATATATTCCCACTGATCTGCCCCGGGATTCTTGCTTGCGTAGTCTAGTAGCCTGCCGATCAGGTCCCTTTTACCCCAACGGGTATGAACCACTATTATACCCCCGCCGGGTTGTAACCGCTGTCTAGGGCCTGACATGTACCACTCCCACACCGCATCAAATACCCCAGCGGAGTTGCCGGTGATAATGTCCTGCTCTGAGAATGGATCATCAATTACGAATAAGTTAGCCCCCTTACCAGCAGCAGACCCCCCAACACCCAACGCATTATATACACCACCTCGGTTGGTACCCCAACGTCCCGCACTCTTAGAATCCTGTTGCAGGGACACCCCGGGGAATATATCTTGGTACTTGTCTGTATCTAATAAGTTTCTTACCTTCCGTCCGAACCCCACCGAGAGTTCTGCAGTGTGTGAGGCTTCCATGATCTGCCTATCCGGGTACTTGCCTAGATACCACGCAGGTAGTAAGTAAGATGCCATTTCAGACTTGGAGTGCCGTGGGGGTAGGGATATGGCTAGACGTTTTATGTCACCCCTAGCAACAGCCTCAAACTTCTCAGCCATTATCCTATGGTGCCTTCCCATGATAAACCCGGGCCACATCTCTTTAACAAACTCTAGGAATGTTGTCTGCGCCGCACTTCTTGCTTCCCGCCTAGAGGTTTCGTTAAGCAGGGCTAACAGCTCTATCTTCTCGCGTTCTGGCAGCTTGTGGATATTATCCAACACCTGTTGTTGCTGGTGGGGTGGAAGGTTCTTTATGGCGTTAAACAAAGGGGATCTTCATGTCTTTGGCAGTTATGACGGTGTGTGATATGGCTTCGATGTCTACCACTTCTGGTTTCTCTGCTTCTATAACCAACCCTAGCTTCTCGCGTAGCCTCTTTCGTAGTTCCTCGTCTGAGGTGTGCTTAAGTGTAATTTCTTGCTTATCCACGAACATCCCTACGTCGGCAATCTTGCCTAGCAGTTCTACGGCTCTTAGCTGGATCTTGGGGTCTGGATGCTCTGACAGTGCTAGTAGCTTATTTGTTACTAAGTGCCTTACTTGACCCGCATGGGTTACTACCTGCCAGCCAAACTCATCAAGCATGGTTTCTAGCTGGATAATGGTTTCGGGTTTCTTGGCTAGTGTTGCGGATGCTACTGCAGGGAGATTGGCAGTTGGTGTAGGACTGGGTATGTCAAGGGGTCCATATATTGATATGTCTCCTATTAAGTCCTCTAGCTCTCTACGTGTAGCCATGTGCGTAACTCTCTAAGTACTTCAACATGACGAACTGTAGCAAATTTTATATATTTTTGTCAATGCTTTACATTTTAAAAAGAACCGGGGGGTGTCCCTATTTCAGGAAATTCATAATCGTGTGTGCAAATCATAGTCTATACAGACTTGGCTAGCGAAACATAGTTTAGGGGTTCGGGGGTTAGTGGGTTCAGCGTAGAACAGATCATGATTTCATGTTTTGTTCCAGAATATCATGGTTGACAATATGATGAGGATGTAGGATAATGAATTTGTCGGGAGAACCGATGTAACAATCATGTATCAAATTGGAGGCTATACCATGTCACAAACTACTAACGTATTATCACAAGATGCAATAACCGTATCATCCACGCTGTCATTGTTCCATGCTTTCGGTAAGCTCGAGATTAAGACAGCCGCAGCTAAAAAGGCGGCAATTGATTCTGCGGTCTCATATATGCAAGCCGCCAAAATGAGTTACGCTGACGAGCAGGTATTTAAGACTGGATGCGTGGCAGCGTGGGCTGGTAAGGGTGCGACACCCGAACGTCTTAAGACTTGCCGCGATGGTTTGAACATCGCGTTAAAATTACGACCTGATTATGTTGCCGCAATAGCAGCAACTCCGAAGGCCCAAGAGATGGCTAAAAAACGTGGTGGGTCAAAGAAAGCGGCAACAAAGAAAGCAAGCGGCAAGGTCGCAGCAATTGCTAAAGTCGTCAAGGGTAAATCACAATCCGCGCCACAAGTGGATGCGCCGGTGGATAACATCCGATTCGATCATATCCTACAGGATGTTACAAGGTCGGTGCAAGGTATCCATGCACATGTTCAGATGCATTTAAAGCCTAGTCAATTGACGGACTACAACAAAGCACAAACCGACTTCTTGATAGCAGTCGCAGCGATTGTCAATAAGTAGCACTAACCAGCATCACCGACCCCGCTCCGGCGGGGTTTTTTTTCGTCCCGACTTTCCGGTTTTGTACTCGTTCTTGACTCGTTCTTGACTCGTTCTTAATGTCTAAGCTCGTGTAACCGAATGTCTAGGCAGTGGTTACAGACTTAATGGCGCAG